AGACGATGCTTGGAGTGAGGCTATCAAGCCGACCCTACTTGTAAGAGGTAAGAAGGTTCTCTTCATCTCTACACCTAAAGGTAAGAATTGGTTCTACGAGTTATTCCAATATGGGCAGAGTGAAGACTACCCCAACTACAAATCCTATAAGGGCAGTTCATACGACACACCCTTTATCTCACAGGAGGAGATAGACGATGCCAAGAGAACAGTTCCAGAACTCATATTCAAGCAAGAGTATTTAGCAGAGTTCATAGATGGTGGTGGCGAGGTCTTCGCTAACATAGACCAATGCACATTCCCCTCTTACCCTAAACCACAAGGTAAGGTATTCGCAGGATTGGATATAGGTAAGCAGGAGGACTACACAGTTCTTACACTAATGGATTCTAAAGGTAGGGTTGTAGACATCTATAGGGACAATAAGAACCAATGGTCAGTAATGATTGCAGAGGTAGTGAAGAGGGTGAGGCAGTACAATGCCTCTTTGATGGTTGAGGTGAATGGTGTAGGTGACCCTATCTTTGAGCAGATAAAGAGTCAGTATGCAAACACCCATCCATTTGTTACTACGAACAAAAGCAAGAACGAAATCATAGAGGGGCTTATATTGGACTTTAACGAGGTGAGTGTACACATACCATCAAAAGAATTATTCAGTCCCTTATATAGCGAGTTAAGCTACTTCACATACGAGTATAGCCCAAAGACACGAAGTATTAGATACGGACACCCTACAGGACTACACGATGACACGGTCATAAGCCTGTCATTATGCAACTACAATAGAAAGAAGAACAAGACATATGGAACATACGCAGTTAGGTAGAGAGGTAAAGGTAATCTTACCAGAGAGTGCAAGAGAGCTTACTATAGAGCAGTACCAAAAGTTCCTCAAGGTTCAAGGAGATGACACCTTTACAATGCTCAAGGCATTAGAGATATTCGCTAACATACCTCTCAAGGTAGCCTATGCTATGAAGGCAGACGATATAATGGATATTGGCAATAGCATCTTTACAATGATAGGTGCTAAACACCCACTCACAAGAAGGGTAACCTTTAGAGGCAGAGAATATGGCTTTGTTCCTAATCTGGAGGAGATGAGTTTTGGTGAGTACATAGACTTGGATACCTACCTTGCTGATATGGATATGTTGCATAAGACTATTGGGGTCTTGTATAGACCCATAACAAAAGAGAAGGGAGACTTGTATGAGGTAGAACCCTACAATGGTACGGATGGATATTCGGACTTTCCTTTAGATGTTGCATTAGGTGCAACGCTTTTTTTTTATCGTTTAAGCAACAAGTTATTGAAGAGTACCCCGACCTCTTCACAGGGGGAGAAACTACAGACCTTTCAGCCTCCGCAAACTTTTCAAGGAAGTGGGGATGGTATGGAAGCGTAGACCATCTGGCAGGTGGTGATGCATCAAGATATGATTCTATAACTAACCTACCTTTGAGGCAATGCCTTACCAAACTTGTGTATGACAAGGAGAAGGCAGATGTAGAAAGAAAGATGTTGAAGCATTAGATTTGTTAACAATAATGTGTATATTGCGGATGTAATCAAAACACAAGTATTATGAAAAACAATGAAAGAGTGCTAACATTAGAAGAGGTGAGAACCGAACTCTCTACTTGGATGATGACCTGTAGAGATGGGGACTTTAAAGGAAGCCCCGAAAAATTGTTAAGGCTTTTAAGCCAATGGGCGGAAGATAACGCAGTACCTACCAACCTTGTTTAACAAATAGCATAAGCCTCGCATGAGCGAGGCTTTTCTTTTTAAACACCTTTCGCTCATAGAGGTTAACCTATTATGAGTTTCTACGATATAACCACCAAGATAAGAGAACACCTCATTGCTAACAAGCAGGTGAACACCGTTACAGAAGGTGACATCTTTGAGGTAGACCTCAACAAGCAGACTATATTCCCCTTGTCACATATTATGATAAATAGTGTGACCTTCAATGATGTGGGCATAACCTACTCTATGAGCATCCTCTTTATGGATGTAGCTGATGTGAGTAAGGAAGACCCAAGAGATGAAGCAGAAATCTTCTATGGGGTAGATAACAGACAAGACATTCTAAACACCCAACTCCTCACGGCTAACGATTTAGTAAGCCAACTAAAGAGAGGTAACTTGATGCAGGATAAATACCAACTCAATGGTACACCAAGTTGTGAACCTTTTGAGGATAGGTTTGAGAACCTGTTGGTAGGTTGGAATCTAACCTTGTCTATAGACATTGCTAATACAATAACCACTTGTCCGTAGTAACACAAAATACAGAGAAGGTCTTACGCCAATTTGCAGAGCGAGTCATTAAGGCAGCGAGGCTGAATCTTGGTGCTACTCGTACTATTACCTATAATGATGGTAAGAAAAAGAGACGAAGACAAGTATCCTCTGGAAAGTTAAAGGATAGTTTAGACTACTCAATCACTACAGGAGTACACTTACTTATGTCTTTCACTATGGAGGACTATGGTAAGTATATTGATGAGGGGGTAGATGGTACGAAGTATAAAGTGCCTAATGGAAGTAGATTTGGTTTTGATGGTAAGCAACCTCCAAAGAGTTCTATAAGAACTTGGATGGCTCAAAAGAGAGTAAAGGCAAGAGACCTAAAGACCAATAGTTTTATTAAGCAGACAGAGGCGAACCTTGATAGGGCAGCCTTTCTAATATCAAGAAGTATTAAACAACGAGGGATTCCAAAGAGTGAGTTCTTCCAAGCACCATTTAGATTAGAGTATGAGAAGTTACCTCAAGAGGTACTCAAAGCAGTCTCTATGGATGTAGATGAATTTTTGAAATTTACCAAACGATGAGTATAATCACACCAACAAGTTTAGTAGGAGCAAGAAGCCCAATATATGTTACGGCTAACTATTCAGCCCTTGCTACATCTCTAACAGATGTACAGTTTGAAGTATACATATGGCAGGGGTCAAGGTCTTCAAGACCCTCTTCAGCACAATACACTTTATTTAGAGATGTATTTGCAGGAACTGATGTCTCCTTTGATATTGCTCCTATGGTACAAGAGTACCTATCTAATGCTTACGAGAACCTTGATGGTACAACTGTAGCCTATGCACCTGATGGTAGCGTAGTATGGGTGCAGATGGATTACACGGTCAATTATCAAAACAAAGCAGACCCACCTGTAACGGTTAATGTTACAGGAAGCTCGGAAATCTTTGAGGCAAGTAATGGCTATCACATATTTATTGAGGCGGCTAACAAAGAGGTGAACAAAGGATTCGCAAGTGTCAATGCAGTTAAATACATTAAAGACTCTGGCAATGAAGTTGTACCTGTATATCTCGGTAAGTGGGGTGAGGGTTATGACATCTATTGGGCTTACAAGGATAGAGTATTGGCAGATGGCGGTACTGTTGAGGGAGGTAGTGCTTGTGCAAATATCGGGCTGCACAAAGTAGAGTATTTAGGTGATAGTGGATACAATGTAGACTTACCTATTACTGAAGCACAACTACAAGGTCTACAGGCTGAAGAGAGAGTGATGCTACTACCTTGTGGTGTTACCAACCTTACTACTTGGTTGGATAGCGTAGGTGAGCCTTTAATCTATAGTAAATACTACGACCTCAACCTCAAGGATAAAGATGGCACTACATTAGACACTCGTAGATTCTATCCTACTTGTGAGAGTAAGTATTCACCAAGCGTTATGCAGTTCGTAAATAAGAATGGTGTATGGGAGAGTGTAACCTTCTTTAAAAGAAGTGACTCTACAATAAGCACTACTACGAATGAGTACAGAAAGTCTTTAGGTAGTAGCGGTTCTTCTGGATTCACCTACGACACGACTGCTCACAAGTACCAACGCATAAACACGAATGGTAGAAAACGCTTCACCCTCAACACAGGTTGGGTAGGTGAGGACTACGATACTATTATGGAGCAGATGTTAATGAGTGAGCGTGTGATGTTAGATGGTCTACCTGTCAATGTTACTACCAACTCATTGAACTTACAGAAGTCAGTTAATGATAAAATGATTAACTACATCATTGAGGTAGAAGAAGCATTTGACACAAGGTATGTATAGAGTAAACCTTTACATTGATGGTCAAAGAGGTGACCTATTCCAAGAGGAGAGCATAGAGATAAACTTGAGTGTACAAAACATCAAGGACATCTCTAAAGTCTTTGGTGACTTCACCAATAGCTTTACTATTCCTGCATCTCCTACGAACAATGCAATCTTTAAGCACTACTATAATGTAGACATCTATGGTGGGTTCAATGCTAATGTGAGAGTAGACTCTTTCATAGAGGTGAACAACAACTTATTTAGAACAGGTGTATTAGAGTTGGAGAGTGTACAAATCAAGGATAGCCAACCCTATGCATATCAAGTAGGGTTCTATAGCAATGTCACTTCTTTGAAGGATACCTTTGGTGAGGATAAACTTAACGACCTTGACTTATCAGCACAAGACCATCAGTACAATGACACGAACATTGCAACAGGGTTTAATTCCTATGTGAGTGGTACAGATAATTCTATTGTCTATCCACTTATTTCACCTGCTGCGAATTGGTATTACAACTCCGTAGGAAATGACCACACTCCAAGTAACATCTACTATCAAAGTGGACACCCCGAACACGGAGTATTCTACTATGACCTTAAACCTGCAATTAAGTTGCAGAAGATTATAGATGCGATAGAGGCGAAGTATAGTATAGAGTTTCAATGTGACTTCTTTGCTTCTGCTGATTTTGGTAAGTTATTTATGTGGTGTCATAGGAGAGCAGGGTATATGTTCAAAGACCAACCGACAGGTGCGACTCCAGAGCTAATACCATTAATATCGGGTGGAGGTACACCATTTGATGACACCCTACATAGATTTCCTGTAACCGCCACCGCAAATCCTGCGTTAATATCTTACAGTCCTTCTACAACTGCCTCTACTAATTATAGAGTAGATGTGTTTATTAACGATGAGCTATTTAGCTCTAAAGAACATACAGGCTCTGCAACTAATGTTTTTGTTTTCCTGCCAACCCTTTCGGTAGGCGATTATGTAGATATGCGTTTAGCTCCATCGGGTGATGGTGGTGCAGTAACCGTTAATGTATTTGCTAATTGGTATGCGGATGTTTCAGGAGTAACCTTATTAGCTGCTACGGGATTAACAAGTGCAATGACTACCGCAGGTATAGTAACTGTATCAGACCAAATGCCAGAGCAGAAGATTAGTGATTTCATAGGAAGCCTTGTAAGGGCTTTCAACTTGGTCATAGTTCCTGTAGCTAACAATAAATACGACATTGAACCTTTAGACGATTGGTATGCAGAAGGCACTACAAGAGATGTTACGGAATACATTGATACAGAAGAAATCACTATCCGTAAGCCATCACTCTATCGTAGAATCAATTTTAAGTACAACGAAACAGAAGCGATATTAGGTGAGCAGTATAGATTGCAGAATGACATTGGCTATGGCGATTTACGAGCCGACTTCGCATTTGATGGCGAGGAGTTTGAGGTTGAGGTTGGCTTTGACCATATGCT